TGCTCAACCTGTCAGGGTTTGAGGTCTCTGAGTTCCCGATGGAGGAGGAATATCCAGAGTCTGATCCGCCGCCGGCGGTAATGGCTCCGCCAGAGCCTCCCCAAGCGGAGCCCGCACCGGCTGAAAAACAGCAGTAGTCACTTACTTGATAGTGACTACTGTGCTAGGTGGTGAGTAACCCCCTTCCAGTCAACGTCTTTCTGGTGCTTTATGAGCTGTGGATTCCCGATTGAGGTAAGCGAGCGGATGGTACCCTGCGGAAAATGCCAGGGATGCCGCCGCACTAAGCGACGCGAATGGGTCGGGAGGATGCTTCTTGAGCAAAAAGAGCATCAGGAATGTTCGTTTGTAACATTGACTTACGCACCAGAGCACTTACCCACTGTTTTTAACTCCGAGGCTGAAGAATGGATCCCGACACTGGTGAAATCACACCCGAGGAATTTCATACGGAGCGTGAGAGACAGAGGTTACGAAGTGAGATACTTCGGATCCGGCGAATACGGCTCGAAAACCCTCCGCCCCCATTACCATCTGATTATGTTTGGCCTTGGCCCCGGCGCCATCGACCTTTTCCAGAAAGCCTGGATGAAAGGGCACGTGAGCGCCTACGAGGCAAATGCCCGGACCATGAGCTACGTGGCGAAATACACCCTAAAAGGCTCGAAGGACATCGAGCCGAGCTGTCAGATATTCGATCCCAACGACCCGGATCGGCGGCTCACCGTGGAGCCGTTCAGGATTATGTCTCTCAGGCCACCGATTGGAGCGGCATACGGCAAGAATATCGCCAATGCTTTGAAAACGCGGGCGGGCACATACGTCCTTAACTCGGAGCATGTCTACCCCGAACGGAACCTAAGGATTAACGGCGACCGCTACCCGATAGGACGGACGATTCGCAATCACGTCATGGATGGACTAGGCTTACCCCGCGAGTTTCAATCCCAGGTGTTTTATAGCGATTATGAGCCGACGGAAGAGGACGAAAAGGCCGCTCAAGTCCAGCATCGCAAGGCGCTACGTCAGCGCCATTCCCGCACCAAACTTTAAGCCGATACGAAGTGCGACATATGTCTCAGCGAAGCCAACGACGAAGCAACAAACAACGGGCGATTTCAGAGAAATCCTCGCAAGGCGGCCCCGTTATTTTGAAGGAGTTGCAGCAACGCTTGAGACAAATGGGCGAAGGCCCCGAGTCGCTGCTATCGGCAGAACAAGTGGACGAGCTGCTGGAGCAGCTGCAACGATTCGCCCAAGGCCAGCACACCCACTCCGTAAAACGGTTTGCCAGGAGCGAAGCGAGCGCCGCACGGCTATCTTTGCCGTGGGACGCAGTGGACGGCAGTCCCACGGACGATACCGACTAACCGCTAATTCGAAGGTAAAATGCTGATGATCAGCGCAGCTGCTCAAGACATGAATTCCATGGGTGCGGCCAGCATTCAGGCCGGTACCCAGATTCTTCAGGGCGTCCTCGACCGTGACTTTCAAGGCGGGCAAAGTTCTAAAGCCCGCCAATTTTCCATCGACGACCGCGCTTGGCGGCGCGATGCCTTCACCCAAGACCGTAACTGGTCAAAGATGTGGTCGGATATTTACCGCCACGACGATCAACGCCGCGCCGACACAAAATACCAGCGCCTGGTACTCGATGCGCGTAACGCCGGTCTCCACCCTTTGTTCGCCCTTGGGGGCGGCATGGCAGGTGGTAGCGGCGGCTCCTACTTTGGCGGGGGCCAGGGGCAAGCCCCTATTCCCGGCTCGCCGGCCGGCGGCAGCGCGACGCATGGCGTTGCTGCCGCCGGCCGCGCGGTCGCGGAACACCTCATGGGCAAGCACGCCGCCCAAATGGCCGAAAGACGGCTGGATTCTCAAATCCGCGTCGATGATGCGAACGTCAACTATCTGAACTCCCTGGCGGCGAAGGCCGCCCAAGAAGCGAATGGCGGCCCGCGCATGACCGAGGACGGCGCTATCGTCCACCCCTTAGGCTCCCGCCAGGGCATACCCCTAATCCCGAAACCGATTACCACCACCAAGACGGCCAGGGCGACCCGAGTGACTCCCCACCAGAATTCCCCGCTGTGGGTCACGGCCGAAGTGCAGGGCAGGACGCTTTGGGCGCTTAATCCCGACCTGGGGCTTGACGAACTCTCGCAGGTGATCATCGGTGCGCAGATGGCAGGACACAAAATCCGTAAGGGCGCCATCGAGTCTGGGCTGTACGACCCGAAATCACCGAACCCGGTGAAAGAGCCGAAGAAATACTTTCAATACTGGAACAGGAAGCTACGGAAATGAGACGACGACGCAGAGGTTCCGCAGGACGCCGCAGGCGTTCTTCTTCATTCCGCCGGACCCGGCGGCCTATCCGCCGCAGGCGTTCACGCCGTTATTCAGGGGCCGCCCCGGCCATTGGTTACCGCCTATGAGACACAAACACACGCTCAGCCACTATCGGCTGCTCACTGGCGACATGGGTCGCTTGTATCCCGTTGGCCTGGTCGAAGTTCTTCCGAAGGACACGTTTCAGCATTCCACCAGCCTGTTCATGCGCTTCAGCCCGATGGCCGCGCCGATAATGCACCCGGTGACCGTGCGGATGCACCACTTTTTCGTGCCGCACCGCCTGGTCTGGCCAGAGTCCGAAGGCGGCGGCTGGGAACAATTCATCACCTCCGGGCCGGATGGCACGGACGTCCAGGAAGTGCCCACAGAGGCGACGACAGGCACCGCAGGCGACTTATACGATTATTACGGGTTACCCCAGGTAGCTAATTTGGAGGTGTCAGCGTTGCCCATACGCGGTCTGAACCTCATCTACAACGAATGGTATCGGGACCAAGACCTGGCGCTGGTACGCGACCAGGCGGAAAAAACGGTCCCGTTGGTGTCCTGGGAGAAGGACTACCTGACCACCGCGCGCCCGTGGGCGCAGAAAGGCCCGGCGATCACGTTGCCCCTGGGCACGCAGGCCCCGGTGAAAGGCATTGGCAAGCTGACGACCACCTATGCCCTGGCGGACCAGCCGGTCAACGAAGCCGATGGCGTTCCGAAGCTCTACGACAGCGCCGTGCTGATCGGCGACTCGGCGAGTTCGGACGAACACGTGCTTATCGAGGAAAACCCGGACTTGCCGGGTTTCCCGAACATCTTCGCCGACCTGTCGGCCAGCGAAGCGGTGCCCATCAATGAGTTCCGCAAGGCGTTTGCGTTGCAACGCTACGCGGAAGCCCGCGCACGGTACGGCTCGCGTTATACGGAATACCTTAAGTACTTGGGTTGCAACCCCCGCGATTCACGCTTGCAGCGGCCGGAATTCCTGGCTGGCGGGAAAGCCAGGGTCAACACCTCCGAGGTACTCCAGACCGCCAACGAAGCGGCGACCGACCGCTATGGCGTGGGTGACATGTATGGGCACGGTGTGGCGGCTATGCGCTCGAATAACTATCGGCGCACTTTCGATGAGCACGGCTATGTGCACACCTTGGTCTCCGTCTGACCTAAAGCCATTTACACCAACGGCGCGGAGCGTCATTGGCTGCGGCGATACCGTGACGATTTTTGGCAGCGTGAGCTGCAATATATCGGTCAGCAGGAAGTGTGGGACGGGGAAGTCTTCGTCGACGCGATCCCCGGGGACGCGACCACGTACGCCAGTTTTGGCTACTCCGACCGCTACCGGGAATACCGCGAGTGCCAATCCCGGATCGCGGGTGAATTCCGCGACGTCCTTGATTACTGGCACCTCGCGAGGGACTTCGCAAGCCCCCCCGTGCTAAACCAATCTTTCACTGACTGTGACCCGTCGAAGCGCATTTTTAACGAGCAAACGCAGCATACGATGTGGATGGCAGCGCAGCATCGGCTCGTGGCACGTCGCCTGGTGAGTCGCAACGCAGCAGGTCGTATCCTATGAGCACGACCAAGGACGAGCTGAAACGTCTCCGTGAGGAGGTGGAAAGGCTCCAGAGCGCCCTCCTGACGTCCAGGCGGGACGCAATCAACGCCAGGGTCTCCCACCCGGAGGCCCTGGATCCGACGCCCCTGGCGGTCCCTGTGGAGCACCAGGGGCCGCCTAGCATGGAGCAGCTCGTGCAGCAGTACGTGGCGAGCGCGTTTATCGACTATGCGAAAGAAAACGACATGGAAACCTTTGCGGAAGCCGACGACTTCGAAGCGGAAGACGAAGAGGTGCTCAACCTGTCAGGGTTTGAGGTCTCTGAGTTCCCGATGGAGGAGGAATATCCAGAGTCTGATCCGCCGCCGGCGGTAATGGCTCCGCCAGAGCCTCCCCAAGCGGAGCCCGCACCGGCTGAAAA